ATGCTTAACCTTCATTCAAACCACAGCGCACTACTAAACCTTTGGGCGACATGGCAATACGCACAATCGTTGTCGGTTCGCACTGTCACCGAGCGCGCTTGGACTGTGCGTCGGATGGCCCAGTGGTGCGGTGTATCGCCAGAACTCGCAACGCTTGAGCATATCGTCAGATGGCTAGCCGAAGGCTCCGACAGCGACGAGGGCTGGTCACCGCGAACCCGATGGACATACCACAGCGCGTTGCGTGCGTGGTTCACGTGGTTGCAGACGCAGGGGCACCGTCTCGACAATCCGATGGTTCATATCCCCTCGCCTCGCCGTCCCAAGAGCGAGCCGCGACCGGTCACCGACGAAGAACTTGGCCGCATCTTGCGTGTACGGATGTGGAAACGAACTCGCGCGATGGCGCTGCTCGCCACGCTCCAAGGCTTCCGGGTGCATGAAATCGCCAAGGTCAAGGGCGAGCATTTCGACTTGATCGCGCGCACGGTCGAGGTGACTGGCAAGGGCGGGGTGGCGAAGGTGATGCCGCTACATCCGCTGGTGGTTGAAATCGCCTACCAGATGCCACGCAAGGGGTACTGGTTTCCCAGTAAGAAGGGTGGCCACGTGCGCCGCGAATCGGTCAGTCACACCCTTGGCAAGGTGTTCGACCGCGCGGGCGTCGCGGGTGCTGGCCACCGCCTGCGCCACTGGTACGGCACTGCGCTAATCGAGGAAGGCGTAGACCTGCGCACCGCCCAGGAGCTACTACGGCACGCCAGCATGCAATCGACCCAGATCTATACCCAGGTCAAGAACGCGCGCCGAGCCGAGGGCATCGAACGTCTACGACTGCCCACCAGCTCGGCGCTGGTGCCGTCCCTCATGTTGGCCGACAGCGACGCAGCCTAACGACGAGCCACCTAGCGGAATCGGACCGCTGACCTGCTCATTAGCAGTGATCGCACGCAGGCGCGGCCCGTCCCCGACCCACGAGCACCGCTTGCCGGCCAAAGCGCTCGGGGCTGGCTACCGCGGATAGCCGTGCACGCGCCACTACGTTCGTTGTAGCTTGTCTCCAATGGGTTAGCTATCGGCGGGGAGGCAAACGGGTCGTGGATGACATTCTGAAGGCCGATCTTGAGGCATTGGGAAAGCTGAGTCCGCAGCTCAGCGCGATAGCTGACCGTATTGACGGCAGAATTTCAGCTGGCGGGAACGCCACCAAGGGTGCGGACCCGGCCCTGGTGGCGATCCAGTCAATGACCTCCAAGACGATCCCCAACGTGCAGCGGGTTGCCTCACGGCGGTTACGGGTTATCGGGGAGCTGATCAGCGAAGCGCACCAGGATTTCGTCCAGCATTCAAGTGAGCTGGAAGCCGCCTTCAAGAACACACCCAGCATCTACCGGCAGGGATGAGCGACGATGCCTCTTCCCCCGCTAGATGAGTTCATGGCGATCGACCCCAACTCCTACTTGGAGCACGTGCCCGCCTGGGGCGCCGAGATGCAGTCACTAGTGTCTGACTTCACCGAGTACAAATCGGGCGTGTACGCGCCCGGTGGGACCGATTGGTGGGGCAAGACGGCCACCGCCGCCCAGGACAAAGCGGGCGAAGATACAAAGGCCGTGACTTCTATTCACGACACAGTGGAGGGCCTGGTATCCGAGGTGACCGCCGCCGTCACCTACGGGGTAGTCCCGCCGCTGACCAATGGGCACAACATCGTCGATAACATCCGGCGCGTTGAAGGTGCCACGGTCAACCAGGACTACACGGTGACCTACACGCCGCCAAATGGCATGAGCGACGAGCAAGCGGACGCCAACACCAAGACCATTGCCGCCGCTGCCAGCGAACTCAAAAGCTCTGTCGATAGTTGGTTTTCGGCGTCACAGGGCGTTGCCGACAAGATACATAGCGCCGAGGCGCAGATCACGGGCGCGATCAACCTAAGCGCGGTCGGCGCGAATGGCCATACTGCGGTCCGCAGTGCCGTAGCAGAGACAAACCCACAAGCGTTTGCCCCCAACGAAATTCAGAAGCTCCTGGCGGGTGATCCCGCTGCAACCACGCCTGCTGGCGCCGGGAGCCTCACTGACACCCTGAGCCGACTGCCCCAGACGCAGGATCAGCCTGGGGTGCCACTCAAGGACAAGTTGGGTAAGCCGGACATTCCGATCCCAGAGCAAGAATTGCTCAAGAAGGACAAGGAGTTCGGCACCCAGGCCGGAAAGGGTGTTGACAAGTCCCCCGAGGGCAAAAACACCACTCCCACGGGGACGACTGTCGGCGGAAGATTCGGCGATCAGACCAAGATCGGTGACGGCAAAGGCCCCACTATCGCCAAAGGGGAGACCGGCGAGCTGGGTGGCGAAGTAAACGAATGGGGCCGCAAGGGGCACGCATTCGGTGGGGATTGGGAGCTGAATTCCAAGCAGCTGGAAGCGAAAGCCGGTGCCGAAGGGGAAGTGAAGAAGGATGCGGTCTCCGGAAAGCAACACGCTGGCGCATACCTGATCGACAATAAAGGCAATATCCACTGGGACCTTGGCGATGGCGGGAAGGTAGAGGCGGGGATAGCCGGAAGGCTCGGCGCTGAGGAATACACCAACGGTAAGGGTGTAGCGGAGAATGGGGTCCAGATAGGCGGGGGCGGTTTCGTTGGAATCGGAGGGGGCCAGCACCTCGACTACGAAGGTCACGGGCTCCAAATCAAAGGCTCGGTAGAGGAATGGGCCGGAGCAGGTGCCGGGGCACACCTCACCTTCGCCGAGACCCCGGACCATAAATGGAAGATCGGGGGCAGCTGGGGTTTTGCCTACGGCATTGGTGCCAAGCCCGGATTCGAAATAACTGTCGATCCAAAGGAATTCGGCGGCGAACTTAGCAAGCTCTGGCAATGGGTCAATAGCTGACGTGCCTAAGTACAAGGTTAACGTCGGCGGTGACGGTCCCGAAGGTTGGACCCCCATACCGCCGGACGCCGCCTCTGACCCTCACGCTCTTGTGGTCTACGTTCGGGAGCCTGCGGCGCCGTCTGGGAGAATCGTCGTTAGAGAGCGATTCATTAACTGGCCGACCGTTGATGTGCAGAAATACGCACAGGAGGACGCGGAAAGGCTGAACGCCAAGATCACCCGTGGCGGCTACATCTCATACCAACCAGTACGCCAGTACGGACTAGAACTAGAGTTCACCGAGGGCGATACCCACGTGAAGGGTGACCGCCTCTATTCGACTACCGGCACAGCTGACGGGCAGTCATTCATGTTGGAGCTACTATTCAGTGCTCCCAGCGCCCAGTATGATCAGGTAAAGCCCGAATTCGTTTCGTTCCTACAGAACCTGAAAGTGGTGGAAGATGAAGGCTAGCTTGATGATTGGTTCGGCCCTGCTGTCTATGGCCGCACTCTCAGGCTGCCATGTAGCAGTTGACGTCGGCAACTACAAACGGATCTCCAAGGAGAACCTGGAGCAGGGGCTGAAGGACGCCGTCAAGGAGAGGCAGCACTTCGACCTGAAGAGCGCCGAGTGCGAAGGTCCACTAGACGGCAAGGTCGATGCCACGCAAAAGTGCACTGTTGTGGATGATGAGGGAACCAAGTACGCCGTGGTGGTCACCACAACATCCGTGAATGGCGATGACATCAAGTTCAAGTACAAGGCTGAGCCCGTCAACAAGCCCGCATAGTGGTGAACACAAAGGTTGGCCTCCTGGTCGGATCAGCACTGGTGCTATCCCTCTCGGGTTGCCATGTGACTCACTTCGAGACGGTGCACCAAATCTCTACCGAGGGCCTGCAACAGGGCCTAAAAGACGCCGCCAAAGAGAAGCAGAAAATCGAGCTACAGAAGGTTGAATGCCAAGGGCCTTTGGACGGCAAGTTGGGCGCGACGCAAAAGTGCACAGTGATAGACGATGAGGGCATCCACTACGACGTAGTGGTGACGACCACCTCAGTGGAGGGTAAAGACATCAAGTTCAACTACTCGGTTAAGCAAACGTCGAACTAGTCTGCGGACGCCCTCAGTCAGCCACGACGACAAAACCGCCCCACCTGAGTCTAGGAGTGGGGCGGTTTCTCGTCGCTGAACTAGATATCGTCGCGCACTTCGGCGGGCAAGAGGGGTGGGACGTGCCCCGGTGCGTGGCGCATGGCCCACCCCATCCACTCGCGGATATGCCGCGTGGCAGCCCTGTACTTTGTTCGGAAGGTGTCTCGCTCTAATTCAACTGTCCTTATGCGGTTTTCGAGGTCACGCACCTTTCGTGATGTCAAAACCTGCCATGCGGTGAGGATCGCGGCTACGGCCCCGCCGATGGCCTGAATTTGGTCTGGGCTCACTCGCCCGACCCGTCCGAGCCGTTGCCACGGATGTCTTGGGCGAGTTTGAGGCCCGGAAGGCCCGAACCGACAAGTCCGGCAATGGAAATCACCCATTGCAGCCCATTGGCTGCGTCCATCTTTCCGGAGGCGACCAGCGCAACCGTCCCGGCGAAAACGGTGATGAACATCGCCGCGTAGACCACCAATCGTGTGGTGTCGTTTTGGGGTACGGGGTTGGGCATTGTGATCCTTTCAGTTGTGATGGGTTGGTTAAGCGGACGCGGGAGTGCGTGCCGCCCAGTCGTTTACGTGCTGCACAGCCAAATCGAAGTAGGTCATTCCGGGCCATACTTCGGCGAACTCGTAGGTGATGTGCGGCGCAGTGGGAGGTTGAGCGAGGGCGAATCCGATGCCCTGTACTGCGGCCCCGATCGCTGCGGCGGTCTTGTCGTTGTCCACCGGCAGATACGGCAGGAACGCGGCGATTAGGCCCAGGAATCCTGAGGTGATGGTGCCGGGGATGGACAGGGGCATGTTCACCGAATCGGCCACGATCCGCAGGATCAGGGGCAGCATGTCGAATACGAGCCGCAGCGGGTCGTGGAGCTGCTGGGTCATCACGAGCGCGTAGGCGTCACGGCACACCTTGACCACCAACGGATTTCCGAGCACATTGCCGTAAAGGTCGCCGGTCTGCACGAGGTCGGCCCATTCGGCGCCGAACATGCCTTCAGATAGCCGGATATCCGAGATGCCTTCCCCGCCAGGGTCTTCACCCATGTAGAACGTGTGGCCACGGGCGCGGGCCGGGTTGCCGAACGTGACGCCGAACAGGAAATTCGCTCGGTAGCGTTGCAACCGACCGCCCGGCCTGAACTCTTGAGCGAAGACCACGGCCCCGATCGCGCCGAGGCTGTAGGCGGCGACGCCAAAGGTCCGGGTGGGGTTGTTCCGCACCCATGTGACGGCCCATTCGACCATGGCGTGTACGCATTCGAATCCGCTGGGCGCCAAGGGGTCTGTAGCGGCTCCCACGGGCGCGGCACCCATGGTCGCAGGGGCATCGACATCAATCTCTTCCACGAGCGCCGAGCAGGCTTGAGCGACGCGTGATGTGTAGTCCAGGCCCCATTCGCCCCCGGTGCCCCGGAAACACAGCAGCGCATGCCGGGTCATGGCCGCACTCCGGTTTTGCCGTGGTCGCTGGTACCCAGCACCTTGTCGCGGACTTCCGCGAATGCCTCGATGAGGGTCTGCCAGCCGAGCATTTCCCAGCGCAGGCGCAGCTGGTCCCAAATCTCGCGTTCATAGTCCGGGGCGCCCGGCGTTTCGGGCTGGGCTCCCAGTAGCGCGTTGAGCTGAGCCAGTGTTCCACGGAATGCGTTGGCGTCCAAGCTCTTACCTGCGACCAGCGCCTTGTCGGTGAACTGCAAAATGTCGGGTGCCTTACCTCCGAACGCGGCCCACCGTGGGCTGTCGTCGCCGGGGTAGAGCACCGAGGCGTAGGCGGTGCCGTTGACGTACGACGACTGAATGAGGCCCGGCACCCCGGACAGGTCGGGCTTGCCGATTTTCTCCCAGTACCAACGCGGGATGTACGACAGAGCCACGCGGACCCCGCGTGCCTCAATGGCGTTCTTGACGGCCCAGAAGTTGTCGATACCGCCCGAGCCGTCCTCGAAATCGAGCATCGCCGGGATGGACTTGTCTCCAAGCTGTGCCACGAAGTTGTCAGCCTGGGCATTCGCGTCACCCTCGCGGATGTAGTGGTATCCGGCGAGCGCCAGGCCGACGCGGCGGCACCAATCGCGGGTACGTGGCCAGAACACGTCCCGGAAGGTCGCGCCCTCGGACACCTTGGCCCAAACGAATTGGAATCCCTCGGCTTTCACTTGGTCGATATCGACAACTCCGTTGTTGTTGCTGATGTCAATTCCGAAGATGGTCACAGCGTTGCCTCCTGATGGTTGGGTGGGCTGGCCGGGCTCGGCGGCACCGGCCAGGACGGGTAAGGGGTCTTGCTTGCGGGCGGGGTTGTACTCGCGGGGCATGTAGGACAGGTGCAGGTGCGGGGCCACACCGCCGTTGGTGGAGGAGTCGGGATTGATCCGGCCAATGCGCTGCCCGGCTACGACTTTCGCCCCCGCGCCGACCTCGCGCACTATGTGCCCGTACTCGAATACGCCGCCGCCTTGCTGATCATCGGAATCGATGACCAGCCAGCCCGCCGGGTCAGGCCCGCCGTAGCCTCGGGCGGCACCGGCATAGATCACCGTGCCCGACTGCACGGCGTACACCGCACGGCCACCGGAACCGCCGACGAACCCGAAATCCGTCCCGGTGTGCATGCCGCCGTCGCGGGGGCCGAACGGTGAGGTGACGATGCGGCCAGCATCCAGGGGCCAGTACTTCACTGCGGCCGCCCGAGAAAATCGGACAGGCTGATGTGCGCTCCGCGCAGGCCCTTGCCGGCCCAAGGTGCCAGGTCCTCCAGGAGGCGGTCACGCAGTCGGTCGTAGAACCGGTCAGCGATGTAGTTAATGAGCCAATCAGCTGGTTTACGTGGCCATTTCATCGGGTATACAACCTTTCAATACGAGAGTCGATCTCTTGGGCGTAGGAGGACAGCTGGTCAGAGGCCCACCAGCCGAGGCGGAACGCGGCGGCGAACAGGGCAAGACACAGGGCGCCCACGCCGAGCAGCTGGCGGCGCATCATGTCGTGGCCAACGGCGCGAGGGTCAGTGAGTCACTGTTGATGCGGATGATGTCTCCGCTAGCCCCCGACTTGCTCGAGGTCGCCTGCGAAGACCACAGAAAGTTGCCGCCCGTAGGTCCGGGGGAATCCCAGAATGACACGCCTGCAATGGTTTCCGTAGCCCCGAGGGTGTGTTCGGGGGTATTGGATTGGGTGATCGACCCGGATGCCGCCGCGTTGAATGCGCAGGCGTACCGGGTGGGCACCGAGGACGCGTTGGCCGTTCCCGCCGCGCCGGGATCGCCGGTGTGCATCTTGGCGTACACCGTCGCCGGTGGTGTGTAGGCCACGTTGCGGCAGATGTGATCGAGCAGTTTGTTCGCCAGGTAGGCCGAAATTCCCCATGCCATAGTGGATTTCCCTTTCTATTGATACGACCGGATATGTGCTATGCCGGTTCCGCCGACGCGGCCGGGGTTAGCGATACCGAACGCGCCGCCCGAGCCGGGGCCACCGCCGCCGCCGGGTGAGTTGCCGTTGGTGTTGGTGCCCGCTTGTGCGCCGCCGCTGTAGGGCTGTCCGTTGACGGTGGTGTTGCCCGCAGCCTCGCCGGGCTGGTTGAGCCCGTTTCCCGCGTAGGCGCCTTTACCGCCTGCCCCACCGGCACACGTTGTCGTGATTCCGTTAACCAAGAACGTGGTGTCACCGCCCGAACCGCCGTCTTTCTCTTTGGCGCCCGCAGTTCCCGGCGCGCCCACGGTGCCGGTGATCGTCAGCGCCGATCCAGGCAGATCGACGTTGCGGGCTACGGTGGCGTTGTTCCATACGCCCTTACGTCCGCCTTGTCCCGTGCTGCCCAGACCGCCGTCACCCCCGCCCCCGCCGCCCCCGGCGCCGCATCCAACGCAGTCCATGTAGTCGGCGTTGCGCACGATGTTGTGGATGAACGCCCCGGCCGAGGTGTAGGTGGCCAGCGTGGGCAGCCCCCCTGGCGGATAACCGAGGCTGCATGCCCGCGCCATGGTTACCGACAGGGCCGCGTCGATCTTGGCGACGCGTTCGGTCACCAGGGCCGAGGACATCGCCACAGTGCGTGTGAGCCCAACGGGCAGCAGCTTGTCGAAACTGATCGAGCGGGGCGCGGTCAGGTTGCGCGTCAGATCGATCGCGACCACGCGCTGCAAACCGATCGTGCCGGTCATCTCCAGCGCGCTACTGAGGTCCGCGCCGATCACTTTGGCCACGAACAGTGCCCGCTCCATGGTCAGCGCCAGGGCGAGGTCCTGTTGGAACGTGGCCTGTAGTTGCAGATCGCGGGTCACCAACACAGGCCGCTTAGTCGCCAGCTGGTAGACCGCCGTCAATGCCAGCGCGCGATCGGCGTGCACCGACAGCACCACGCCGAGGGCTTGCAGGGCCGCTAGCTCGACGTGCCCGACGCACATCACCGCCAGTGCGCTATCGAGTCCGATTACCGCGTGCCACCGGCCAGTTGGCGCCGGTGCCGGTACGTGCGGGTTCGGGTACCACTTACCGCCCGAGCGGCCAGGGGCGATGCTCGGGTTTGTAGACCAGGGCATTTAGGGGCCTGCGAACCCCGCCCGGAAGACCATGTTTCCGTCGTCGTCGGTGCCGGTGATTGCAATCCAGTTGGCGGGGTTGGTTTTACCTTCGTCGTTGAGGCCACCGCGGATTACCGTAAAGGTGATTCCGGGTAGCTCGGGCATGGTGAATGTGGTGCCCGGCTCGGGTGTTTGCACCGTCTGCGGTTGCGGCGCTGTAGGCGGTTCCTGCGGCTGTTGCGGCGCGGGCGGGTCCGGGGTGGGTGAGGGCGCCGGGGGGTCTATCAGAGCTTCGGTGTCCTCTGCGGTGGGTGCTTGCTGTGTGGTCATGGGTGAGTTCTCCTGTGGTGTCAGGTGTTAGATGAGTTTTCGGCCGGTGAAGGAGGCCACGCCGAACACTTGGGTGATGGTGCGCGAGACGATGGTTTCCGAGCCGGTGGAGCCGTTTGAGCGCACGTCGTAATCGACGACGATCAGGGCGGGTTGAATCTTGTCGCCCGCGTTGAGCAGGATTTCGAATTCGGCGCCGGGGCCGATGGCGCCGGTGACCTGAACGTCGTTGCGGTACAGGCACCAATGCGGGGTGACCGGACCTTTGGCCGAGTAGGGGCGACACGTGGTGGCCAGCTTGTAGAGCCCGGCTTGGTCCACGGTCACCGCGCCCCGGCCAAGGTCGGTGATGGTGGCGCCATTGGCGTAGTCGGTGAAGGTGAAAAACGACGCCGGTAGCAGGCCCGCTGAGGTGATGGGGTCGGTGTAGGTGAAACCCGATGTGGACGAGCGGGTTAGGCTCCACGCGTTCGACAAGGTGGCACTACCTCCCGAGGGGCTGTAATCGGACATGGCGAATGCTGCGATGCGGTAGGAGTCGTAGGTGAACCACGACGTTGCCCGCTGAACACAGAACATGGCGTATCGATAGTCCGGCCCGGCGGCGATGGTGCCCGCGACATCGGTCGCTGAGGTGACCGGCTTGCCGTTCACGCGGACAAAGAAGTTGTTGCCGCTGCAACGGATTTCGATACGGGCGCCCTGTTTGACCGAGGATAGCCCGCCTTGAAAGGTCATCGGTATGGCGAACGTCCAGCTGGTGCCCGAGCGGGTGAACTTGCCGACGCGGACTTCGCCCTCTTTGGCCAGGCAGTAGGCGCCCGTGGTGCGATCGGCGTTGCAGCGAATGAACACCCCGGAGTAGTAGTTTCCGTTTTGGGTGTTGCCGAGCACGAATGAGGCCGACTGTCCGTCGCTGGCATAGGTGTAGTTGGGGCTGGCGAAGTAGTACCCGTCAGGGTTGCCGTTCTTGACGCCCGCATATCCCGAGTCGCCCCGAATGGTGATATCGCCGGGGTTGGGGCCGGTGGTCCAATCGGTCGAATTCAGTGCGGCGCCGTCTGCCCCGGAGAACACGAAACTGTAGCTATTGCCGTCGCCGGTGTTCTGCTCGGTCTCCTGCTCTTGCAGGGTGGTCTGTGCGGCGATGGCGCTTTTGAGGGCGTCTTGCGACAGGCCCAGTAGCGCCAGTAGCGAGTCCTTGGCCTGATTGATGCGGTCCCCAATGGCGCCCGTGGTGCCGGTGCCCACGCCGTCGGCGCCGTCCTTGACCCCGGACAGGATGTTGCCGAGGTTATCGACAAGATCGTTGACCCGGCTCATGTCGAACGTGCCGACGACATCGGATGTGCTCAAGTGGCCACCGCTGGTGAGCTTCTGAGTCTTGTTCTGATTCAAGCCAAACCATGCGATGAAGTCCTGCACGATATTGTTGATGGGCGTGACCACGTTGCCGTTGACAACGTCGCGGATCTGATTGAGAACCGTTTGGATGATCACCAGACCCGAGACTTGGGCCTGCTGAATCAGGCCGACAATCTCGGTCGCAGTGATCTTGCCGTCAGCGGTGATCGCCTGCAAGCGCTCTTCAATGTCGTGCACACCGGAATTGACCGCTCCCCCAACAGCATCGACCATTTCGCGCAGGTCTTTGACCAACCGAAGGTCCAGCAGGTTGGACGCCCACGCCGAGGCGTTGGAGAACCAGAACGTGCCCGCAGTCGCGCCGCTATCGAGCATGAGCAGCTGCGAGACGTACTTGACGCCAGCAGGTACCGGCCACTTCTCTTGAACCGGAACCCATTGCCAGCCATGATCACCCGAGGGTTGCAGCGTGCCGCGAATGACATCGGCCAGCGGATTGCCCGCCGCGTCGAACGGGGTGAACCCGACCTTGACCGGGTTCGATCCCGCAGCAGCGCTAGCCCCTGTCCATTGCGCCGCTGACCGCAGCTCCAGCGTTTGGCCGCCGAACACTTCGAAAGGCTCCGAACGCATCACCTGTTGCGTGCCGTTCGCGGTCGCCCGGATCGACCCGCCCGAGACGAAACCGGGCATCACTGAATCCCAGTCCCAGTACGGGTTATCGGTCACGCTGTCGGCGGTCAGGAAGTCCCCTGCGCCATCAAGCAAGTCCTGAATCACGTTGGCGATACGCGAGATAGCCAGCACGCCAGGGAACTTGTTGCCGCCCGTGATCAGATGAATGATGGAGGCCACCAGCGCCGCAGGCGAGGACAGATCAACGCCGGTCAACGACTTGATCGGGTTCGCGATCGTCGCGGCCCATATTTGTTCCGGGGTGAGCCCGCCCGTGAGATTGATACCCCCGAAGATCGGCCCGAGAATTTCCTGAAGTTTGCCAATGATACTGGTAAACAACGCTTCTGGGCTAGACAGGTCGATCCCGGTCATCTGCTTGAGCAGTTGCGCCCACTGCTGGAAGACTTGCTGCGGGTCGAACTGCGGCAGCCGGGGCAGCGTGGGGTCAAGGCGCTGGGCCGGATGGTGGGTGATCGCCGGGTACGACCCCAGGTCAATCGATGCTGGCATTGACCAACCTCGTTGCGGTGCCGGTGAACATGCGCCAGCGGTAATCGGTGGCCGGGCGCTTCAACACCTCGCGTTCGGTCTGCGGTGACACCTCGGCGGGGTCCAGGTCTCCGCAGTCGCACCACTCCGTGAGCGTCAGATGCTCACTAGCGGCTTCACGTTCGAAACTCTCACGCACCAGCCACACCAGCGTCTCGTCATCGGCCGGTGTGTGCTCGGCCGCCAGCACGGGCACCACCGTTTTCAGCTCGCGTGTGTAGGCCATCAGACTTCCCACCACTGCACGAACAGCTGGGCGTCCTGGCGGTTGAACGCGTACATGCCGATCAGGCCATCGTTGACCAGGTTCGCGGTCAAGGTGGCCTGCTGCCCGGCGTTAATCAGGGCTATCTCGTTGTCCATCGTCATCGCCACCGTGGGCTCACCAGGGGTGGAGTAGTGCGGTATCACGGTGGTCTCCTGGGCCACGGTGCCCTTGCCGCGCCCGATGATCTGCCCATTCATCGGGTCACCGAGACGCACCTCGGCACCAATCTTGAAGGGGTCCAAGATGTTCAGGTCGATACCGAACGCCTTGAAATGACCTGACGCAGCGACCTTGACCGGAAAGTCTTGCACCGGCAGCTGATACGACAGGATAGTGATGCGCCCGTTGATGATGTTCGTGACGTTGGTGAACGCCGCCTCGGGGATCGAGAATGCGCCGCTACGCTTGCCGATGAAACTCTCGGGCTTCCACTTGCCTTGCTGACTGTCCCAGGTCGGGACCTGCCCGTCCGTGGGCGGCAGAATGTTGTTGTAGTCCAGCGCGTCCCGGATCGCGGCGGCAGGTCCAGGGATACCGCGCGGGGCTGCGATCTTGAAATGCAGGTGCGGGTTCTGGTCGGTGCCCGAGGGAATCACGACGCTGGTTTCACCTGGCGCGATCAGTTCGATACTGAACGACATCTTGGGCGTGGGGCCGGGCCGTCCGGCGTATCCGGCTGGGCGCGTGATGTATTCGGTACCCATCCACACATAGAGCAGATCCCCAATCCACCACGTTTTCCCCTTATCAGCCAGGCCAAGATCGGTGGGTAGCTGCGTGGGGGTGGTGATGGTGGGATCGATATGCAGATCCACGACCGGCGACGGCAAGCCGTCTTCGCCCTTGTCACCTTTGAGGACGGGGACGGTGGCCACGATGTCGTCGTTGACGCCCTCGAATGTGCAGGTGCGCAGGCCAGGCACCTCGCCGTCGGAGACGACACCGAACACGTGCATGGTGTTGAGCCAATCCATGAGGTGTATCGGGGCGCCGGGCAGCGGTGTGGTCACTTCCAATCTCCTTCGATACGTGTGTTGGTGTGCCATGGCGTCATGGCGTCGAAATCGGGCAGCTCGGGCGGCACCGGGACCGGCCCGACCGCTGAGATGGGTTCGGGGGCATCGGGGTCCTCTTCCCAATCGAGGGGCACCCAGTCGATAACTCCCGTGAGCTGTCCCGGACGATCAGGCAGGGCGCGGCGCTTGATGATCGCCTTGTCCGGGTGCACGTCGGTTCCGGCGCGAGCCAGGTGGAACGCGATGCACACGCGCTGGTCGTCGGTCAGGTACAGCACCTCACCGCGTGGGCCGCGCGCGAACGCCAGCGCGTCGGTGATCCGGGCGGCGGCGTCGAGCAGTTCACGCGCCTTAGGGTCTTTGGGCTTGGGTTCGCTCATGCCGCGTTACCACCCATGCGGTCCTTGCGACCATGCGCATGTCCCGCCCAGGTCCGGGTCCTTAGCTGAGTTTTCGCGTAGCCGCTGGTGACAGTCTGTTTTTGGCGTGCGCCGGCGTTTTGCCAACACTGCATGTGTCCCTCCTTTGGGGTATGACGAATGACCCCGCAGCTGGCGCCGGGGGTGGGTGTTGGATGTGGTGGGTTAGGCCGCGATCGCGGCGCCGCCGATGAGTGAGCCGATGGCGTTCCAGCCGTCCGCGAGTGCTTTCATGCCCGCCTCGAATGGGTCATGGTCGCGGGCCTTGCCGATGGTGAGGCTATGTGTCATCGGGGTCTTGTCGGTCACGGACCACTTCATGCCGCGAATGTTGTTGACGTAGTAGATGGAATCGACTTCCCACATGCCGCGATCGCCCACCAGGTAGTCGAATCCGTACACGTGGGGGTGCCCGTCGCGGGTGGTCATGGTGAACGCGACCTTGGGCATGGTCTTGCTCATGCCTTGGCGGATCGTCAACGCACTGGAGACCACCCAGGCAATACCGTTGCCCGGCTCGACGTGATCGATCAGGGCGTAGTCGTTAAGCCACAGTGCCACTTTAGGATTCGTCCACTTTTGCCAGGCGAAAAACAGGTCCGACAGCTGCTCCTGGTAGATGTTGTCCAGCCCCGAGCTGCCCGGCTGCTGATACGCCGAGCCCGGATAAGGGATCACCTGTTCCAATTGCGCTAACGCATAGCGCACACCAAAAGTGATGGCCTGGTTAAGGATTGTGGGGCTGTGCCCGCCGGTCCAAACGGTGCGGGCAGTGCCACGCTGCATGCGGTGCGCGCTGGTGATGATGCCCGAGTGCTTGCATTCCCGCCACACCAGCGAAGGTTTCTCGGGTGCCACGCCGAGCAGGCGCCGAAAGAACGGATCGGTCAGGCCGTCGCCGTCCTGGTCGAGGGGCAAGATGACCTCGGTGATGGTGTCATCCAGGATGGCGCCGACAGCGTTCAGAGCGCCGTCGAACGCTGTTCCAGTGGGGCCGGTGATGCCCGACTTGTCCTCGAATGCGAGCACCACACAGTTGCGGGTGGGCCGCGCCAGCTTCTCGCCCACGAGCGCGGCGAGTTCGGGGTGCGGGCTGGTCTCATCCTCTTCTAGCCACAGATAGTCCATCAAGACCACGCCGGTGTCTTCGCCGAGCGGGGCGTGAATGTCATGCAGCATTTGCGCTTTCGCGGCGATCGGCACAATCCGCGAGGTGTCCAAGACCGGGTTGACGAATTGGACTTGAATCGGCCAATGCAGCGGTGAGAGGTTCCCGGCGCGGGTGGTCAGCCAGTGCACCGGGTCGGCCCATGAGGTCGGCAACGCCAGGAACGGCCAGAACGTGCGCAGCAGGTTCAAGGACGTGGTGAACGCCATGCCCGAGCGGAAGTTCTGCAACCACACCCACGCCTTGAGTGGCTGAAACTCCGGGGCTGAGATGGGTGTCGGAATGAGGGCGATGTGCTTGGCGTGCTCGCGCAGCGAAATCAGTTCCAGGTCAACCCAATGGGTGCCGTCCTCATCTTTGACCGCGACCACCGATTGAATCCGGTACCCGATACGAGTTCTCCAGGACCGGATGTTGGGGTTGGGGTCGATCGCCAGGTGCAGGTCCTCGGTGTAACGGGTGCCACGGGCCATGAGGTCGGCCAGCCAATCATCGCGGCGCACCCGGATCTTGCCGACACCGGTGTCATCACAGAGCCGTTCCCAATCGCCTTCACGGACCTGCCCGCGCAGCGTGCCCAAATACTTGAGCTGTTTATCCAGAACCCGCAACAAGGGCGGCTGTTTGGCCGCGCGACGCCACAGTTCGCGCCGACCGTCCAACAGCCGGTACTTGGTGATCGCATCGGAGGGCGCGGTGATGACACGACGACCGCCAGGGGTCCACATCAGGCCACCCCGCGCCGGTACCACTGCGACATGATCATGGTGATCTTTCCTGCCGGATTGGTGTGCGTCACTTTGATATTGGCCATCTTTTCCGAGGGGATCGGGGACATGAACCCGACCCCGCCCGGCACGCGGCGCCCGATCGGGACACCGGCACGGGCGTTGGTGATGTCCCCGAGGATGAAGTCAAGGATGTCGCTGTTGCGGATCAGTTTCCACAACGCGTTGTCGATCGGATCATGTTCGGAGGTAAGGGTTCGCGCCGACGGGTCGGTGTCCACCAGAACCATGCCGTCCGAGGGGAAGATTTCGATGTCCACCATGCGGTCGGTCAATCCGTCCTGAATCGACACCTTCCCTGCACCCTCAACAATGAACTTGGGCCATTGCTCGTAGTCGCCTTTGTTGGGTAGCCGCAAGATGCCGTGGTTGCGCCCGTTGATCACGGCGTTGGCCGCGTCATTGCGCCACTCGCGGGTCAATGCCCGCTTGGAGTAGAACGGGAACGGGCAGTGAATCGTCATGGACGCTGTGGCGTAATAGTTTCCGTACGCGCGCGGGTCAATCTCGACGGTATCGAAATTGGGTTCACCGTTGCGGACCCGTACCCAGTGCCAGCCGTCGTAGCGGGTGAACTCGCCCATGAAACCCATAGGCAGATCAACGTCTTCGGGCCAGTCCCGCCACCATTGGGCCTGAATCTGTTCTAGCGCTATACCGGTGTCCGGGTAGCGCAGTTTCGACACGGCGTTGATGTGCGGGGCGAAATGCAGCGCAAGGTTCAAGACCCGCTTGCGGTAGTCGGTGCGCTCAGGCTCTTCGCCGAGCATCCACGGCCCCGACGAGTACAGCTGATCGAATGCGACGCCGGTGGCGCCCTTCATGCCCGGCGCCTGCACCACGCCCCGGTTCCCTTTGAACCCGCCCGCCAGGTTGTAGACGCGCTGCCCGTCCGGGGACACGTACACCCGTTTGGTTTGATCCGACTGCAGCTGCTTGTAGTACGGACCCATGTCGGCGGCGGTCCACGTCTGAAACGACGGCGCCGCAGCGCGATCCAGGATCGGGTCGTACTTGAGCCATTTGCTTGCGCTCATGATGGCCGCCTGGTGCCCAGGTGGCGCTGATTGGCCGCGAATGAACGCGCTTCGAGTTTGGGCATGATCTCCTTTGGCGAAACACCGGACAGGTTGTAGGTATCGCCGCCGCCGACCGGGGCGGGCGCGGCTGCCGGGGCGGGCTCCTTGGGTGCGGTCAGGCCCAGGCCGCCGAGCATGCCGTCTGCGACCTCGCCGCCGAAGTTCAATTCGGCACCCGCGCCGGGGATTTGGCCGCTACCACCGTCTTGGGCTCCTGCGCCGGCCCATTTTTGGGCGAAGTTCAGACCCCAGTTCAGCGCCGCCATACCGGACTTGACGTTGGGCCAGTCCATCGGGTTGGAGAACACCGAGCCATCGATACCGAGTCCTTGGAATAGGCCGGAGATGATGCCCGCACCGAGCCCTTGACCCATGCCGCTACCCGCATCGCCCACCTCCTTGTTGGTGCCCTTGGCCTTCTTGTCCAGGACCTCCGAGAGGCGCTGTTCGGCCACGGCCTGGCGGTCTTTGGCCGAATCCAGGCGCCGTTGGGCGTTGTCGCGTTCCTTCTCAGCCGCCGCGCGTTTCTTGTCATCGGGGGCCGAGTTCAGCTCGGCGTTCGCGTCATCCAGGTCTTTCTGCGCTGCGGCTGTGGCGGCCTTGGTGCGCCGCACCGAGGACTGCGCGGACATGACCTGGGACGGGGAGGCGCCACCGCCCCCGGTGGTTTGCCCGTTATCGCCAGCGGCCAGCGCGATCCATGCCCGGCTCGGGAAGTCACGCGCGCCCGCCGCGCCGCCACCGAACTGGCCGTTACCGCGCTTGCCGCCCATCTCGACGTTGACGTTGCCGCCCTCGGGGTCCACGATGGTGCCCGCGGTGTGCCCGCCGCCCGGCCCGCCGTTTTTCCAGCCGATCCAGTACGCGGCGATACCCGGTGGTGGGTCACCCATTTGAAACCCGCGCGCTGCCAACGCGCTGCCTTGTGAGGCGGTGGCGAAGCGTCCGGTGCCGCCGCTGATCATGTTGGCGAGCCACGATTGGGCACCCGAGCAATCCGAGTTCGGCCCGGCCGGGGCACCCCAGCCGTAGCTTTGCCCCTCGATACCGCTGGCCATGGCCTTGAGTTCGTCGACACTGATGCCGCCGCCTGCGAAGCTGTTGATGCCGAATATCCGCATCACCTCGCGCAGGATCGCGGTGCTACGGGAACGCTTGGACGGCGCCAGCGGAATGTATGCCTCGCCGCCAGTTTCTTGCTCGGCGAAAATCGTGCCCGCCCCGCGCCCGGCGTAGATGTCGGCGTAGGCCGGTTTGTTGATGAACCGCAGCCCACCGGAGGCCATGGCGATGGCCCCGAACATGCGCGGCAGCAGGTTGGTGGCGAACGGGAACGGCCCAGACGGGGCCGAGGTGGTCGGGATGACCGGTTGGGCGCTGGCCGCGTTCTGCGCGAACTCGGTGGTGACCTTGACCGTCTTGGGGTGGCTGACCAAATCCTCAAGTTCAGCGCGCAGCGCTCGCATGCGTTCAGCGGCCTCACTGTCATCGACCCGGATAACTAGGTTCTTGCCGTCAGGCATCGTCTTGACGGTGTAGCCGATGGCGTTCAGCTTGGCGATCTGCTCGGGCGAGTTGTCCGTCAGGACGATTTCGTGGGTGTCGGGAACCTCCTGCACCGCAGCCCCAAGAGCATTGACGATCTTGGTGGTTTCGGCGGTGTCCTCACCCCACCTGGCGATCCGGTCGGAGGCGGCGGTGGCCCGGTTCCCGAAGTCATCCACAGACTTGGCCGCATCACGCAGCCAGTCGTTGACGCTGCGATCAGAGCCCCAGCGCTGCAACGCATCCCCGATGCCGGTCAGGCCCAAGGCTGAGAAGAACCCGCCGATACCGCTGGAGGCGGTTTTGATGCCGTCCACGAAGCGGGCGATAAACCGCAGCCCGTTGCCTAGACCGCGTGCGATGGAGCCCGCCATGGAGGTGAACCCGGTCCCGACAGCGGCGGCGAACCGGATGATTTCAGGCTGGTGCTCCTTGATGAACCCGGCCACCTTGTCAATGCCGACTGTGATCTGGCCGAGGGCATCGGTGCCGCTGCCCAGGAACGGGGAAATGAACGCCTCCCCCAAGCGCCCGAGCGCGGCGCCCATGTTCTTGACCGAGCCCTCGAATGTGCCGCCCATCTTCTTGGCCGCCCCGCCGACGTTCTCGGCGATGACCTTCTGGAATGTGGCGGCGTCGACTTGCCCCTTCTCCACCATCTTGGACAGCTCGGCGCCGGTGACCTTGTATTCCTTTTGCAGCCACGCGAAGATCGGCAATCCCCGATCGCCCAACATGTTCAGGTCATCGGTCATCGCCTTGCCCGAGGTCTGCACCTTGTTGAAGATGTGGCCCATATCGCCCAGGTCGGCGCCCGCGATCGCCGCCGCATCGGCCACCGTGCCCAGGTACTTGGCCAGGTCCTCGCCGGGCTTGACCCCGGCTGCGACCGCTGTGGCCGCCGTGGAGGCCGCCGCGTCCAGCGAGAACGCGGTGCCCTTCACCGAGCCCTGCGCGGCGTTCATGATCGCGGTGACCGCCGCCGCGTCATTGCCGAGCGCCTGCAACTTAAACCGGGTGGCGTCAAGGCTTTTCGCGCGGTCGAACCCGGCCGACAGTGTTTTGTACGCCAAGCCGGTGACCCCGAGCGCGATCGCGGCGGGGCCAGCGACGCGGGTGATGGCCCCCAGCATGCCCGCCGCCGCGAGCCCACTGCCCCCGCCCCCGCCGGTGCTACCCGGCAGATCGACATTGATCGCTGCGTTGACCTTGGGGGCGTTGACTTTCGCGTTGGCGAGCTGCTGGGAGAACTTCTGCACCCACTGGCGGCCAGCCTCGCCGCCGAGGCGCTGCACGGTCCCGACGACCGGACGCAGCCCCACACCGAGCGCGGTACCCAATGCGGCGCCGGTCCGCTCGCCCAAGCTGCGGCCCAGGCTCCGGTCGATCTGCGCCGCAGCACGTTTAGCGCCTTTGCCGGTGGCGTCCTCCATCTCTTTGGCGATCTTGTTACCGCCGTGCGTTCCGACACCGGTGACCTCGCGCTCCATGTCGCGTTTGAGGTTCTTACCCGTGACCGCAAGGGGTATCCAGAGGGTTTCTATCTCAGGCATGGCTGAATCAACCTCCTTGCAGCATCGCGCGGACCCTGGGGTCCACTTCGGTGTTGGCTATGTGCGCGTCGTAATCGATCTCTTCAACCGGCTCACGGCCATAGATCAACTCGCGCAACGACAAGCGTTCTGGGAACGCAATCTTTGATCCGCCCTCGAAATGCACTGCGTTGTAACGCCAATGCAGTTCCGAAAGCTCGTTGAGCAGTTCGGCGCCGAGCTGGGCCTCGATCGACATACCCTCGGATCGGGCGTGGTGGATCGCGGTCCCCGGTGGCGCGGCGGTGACATAGGCCCACAAGCCGCGCCAGCCGAGGTCTTCAAATACCCGATTATCTGAGAACAGATCGCGCTCGATGGCGTCGATATGTTCAAAGACGACGTCGGCTAGCTCGCGGATTTTCCCAGTGACAGACCATCATCGGCGTCTTCGGTGGTGCTGGTACCCGCTTTCATCCACGACCCGAACAGGTCATCGATCGGGTCATACTCGTAGTCATCGGCGTCGAGCGCTGCGGCAGCTACCCGGTCCAGCACGACATCAACGGCAGGGCATCCGCCGCGCATGATCGTGGTGAATTCGACCTCGGACGTGGACTCGGCGTTACGCAGCTTCCACAGCAGCGTCTTGGAGAACACTGACCCGAATGGGCGCAGCGCCACCACCGTTCCGTCGCGGAAGGTGTGCCGGTACAACTCGACATCTTCACCGTAGTGTGCAGACCAGTCGTACTCCGCATCGCCCGGCAGCGGCTTGTGCGGCTCATCACTGGCCGGGCCGTCCGTGGTCTCGGTGGCCTCCGGGGTTGCCTCGTCGGTCTCGATAACGGTGTACATCCCCGACTCATCCAGCGGGCCGAGTCTCTTGCTCTTTGTCATGTCACATCACCTTGTCTCACCTTGGTTTTTCCTGTGACCACCGGCCGCCGCCCAAGGTGTTAAACGGCGGCCGGTGGGGTCCAGAGGGGACAGCTACGGCGCGATGCTGACAGACACCGTGCCGCCGGTCAGGTCCGTGCCATCGACAGACACCGGCGCGACACCGGCTGTGGTGACCTTGACCGTGAAGGGGCCTCCAGCACTGCCGGTGACCGTTGCGTCCTTGACGTTCGGCAGCGCGGACACGGCTGTTTGAAACGCGGCCGCCGTGGTGTTGTAGGCGATTTCGGCGGGCTGCCCGGCCACCACGAAATCGAAGCTGCCAGCGGTTGGCGTACCGGCCAGCGTCACCAGGTAGGTGGCCTCGATCAGCTTGTCGTCCAACTCGGTGTAGTCGTAGAAGGTGTTGCCCGCCAAATCCGGGAACAGGTCATAGGTGAACTCCAGGGCGGTCCAGTCTTTGGACTGCCACAGCTCGTCACCGTTTTCGCTCACCTGCGCATCGGGGATGCAGCGCCGCTTGCGCACCGCGCCGTCGAACACGTCCACGATGTACGAGAAGTGCGGCAAGACATCGGAATTGGATACCGCCGCGATCAGGGTTCCGTGCTGTGTGGTGGCCTCGGTGACGGTGACGTTGGCCTTGCCGAAATACTCTTCCATCACGCGCGGGTTCTTGGGCTCGATGTACTTGAGTTTCCAGGTGTCGTCCTTGCCGGTCTGCACGACGCGAACCTTGTCACCGTTCCAATCCTTCTTGGGGTCCTTGTCGCGCTTGATATTCCAGGTAACGCCGGTGTCGTCGCAGCCGCCCAGGCGGGGGTCCCAGCCGGGGACGACGGGCCGGGGGCTCCACGGGTCGGTGGGCAGGGGTGTGCCCAGCGGGTATCGGAATACGCCACCGGCATGCTTGGGGACCCAAACGCCGGTGTTTCGAACATTGGTGTGCGCCACTATCTTTCCTCCTTGGGGTGCGCCCGAGTGGGCACGACAAATTGCCCCGTCCGCGACTGCGGCACAGGGTTTACCTTGGGACTGGTGTGTTATGCGGTGATGCTGGACTGGACCGTCCAGCGCACATTGACCTGATACCGCGCATACGTCGGTAGGTCAGGATCGGTGGATGGGTAGGGGCCGTGCAGCTCGCATGGCTCGGTGATCGGGTTGTCTGCTGCGAGCTCGATTTCAGGGGCGGCGCGCAGGATCGCGCCGAGCTTGGAGGCTGTAGCGACACAGCGGATTTCGTTGGTGTCGTAGACCTGGCCGACAATCATGACGCTGTGCACGCGGCGGCATAGCTCGGTGCCGGGCAGGGCGTATAGCCGAATGTAGCGCTGCGGCAGTGGCTTACCGCCGATTGCGCCCGAGCCGATGCCAATACCCGTGATCCCGCGTGCGGCGAGTTCTTGCAGTGCGATGGCGCGAGCCAAGGCGGTGAGGTCGGGGAACTCGACCAGATCAACGGGCATCGGAAGCCGCCCGCAGGAGGGCCTGGGTGATGGCCTCATGGTTGACTGCGCGCGGGCCGGTGGTTTGCACGCGGGTACGGGCGCGTTTGGCATCGGATGCTTCAACCGCTTCGTAGTACAGGCCGTCATGCGCCGGAGAGGTGGTTGAGGGTACCTCGTTAGCATTGGCCGCCAGCCGCAATCCCCGCTCGTGCACTTCGGCTTTCACCCCGGCTGAGGTCATCATTTTGCGGATCGTCGCCGAGCTGACGGTGTACTTCACGGCCATATCACCCCACCCATTTCAGTTCGATGACCAGACGATCCGGGGAGAATCCGAACGGTCCATGGTTGAAATCCTGGGCCAGTCCGGTGACGGTGAACTCTTGGCCGTTGACGGTGAATTTGTCGCGGTGATCGACCGCCACGGCGGCGTCCACGGCCAGGTAGCGGTCGGCCAGGGCGCGCGTTCCTACGGTCGGCGGCGTCGGTGTTTCCGTCGAATCCGGGTCCCACCAGAAGCAGTCGCGCTCTACCGGCTCGGCCCACTGGACATCGGGGTTTCCGTGGCTATTGTCGGCCCCGGGGATGTACGCGTGCTGTTCGCATTTGAAGGGCAGCGGAAAGCTAGTCATCGCTGGTGGCCTCCCATAGCGGCTCGTTGTGGGTCAGATTGGCCCCGCATGAGCAGTAGGTGCCGCCCAGGTTCAGCGTGCACACCGGGGAGTGCGACGGCCCGCACGCGCCGAGCACGTCGTACCCCCAGGCACCGCCCGAGGCGTCATCGTCGGCACGGCAAATCGATTGCAGCTGTTCAATTTCGCTGGGCCAGTACATCGCCCGCCGTATCTGGCGGGTGTCGTAGGTTTCAGACTGAGCGAACGGCCCGGCGCTCTGCTGCTTTTGTGACAGAGCCCCCGACCCGGCCTCATGCCAGCGCAGGATCGCACCCCGAATGATCGCCTTGGCCGCTGCGGCCTTCTTGCCGGTCAGCTGCGGGTCATCCAGACACGGCGCGACCAGCAAGGCCATGGCCATCGCATCGGCAATCATCGCCGTGGCCTTGTCCTCAGGGATGGTGGCGAACGGCGCCAGATCAGAGGTCGTGATCTGTACCGCTGGCATCCTTGGCTCCCTCGGGATCGGTAGGTGAGGGCTTGCGCGCAGGCTTGCCCTTGGTTGGCGCCTTGGGCTCGGCGGGCGCGGCGGCGGTGTTCTCAGGGTGCTCGGGGACGATGGCGGCAAACGTCTCCGAGGACACCACCAAATCGAGGTCGATCAAGGAGGCCGTCTCGGCACCCGTAAGTGTCGCCGCCACCTCCGTCGTAGCCGGGTGGGCGTGTTCGTCCAGGGGCTCCCAGGCCGGGTTCCCGGTGATGGCGAGGCGGGTAGCGAGCCCGTCGTCAATGTTGACGACGGACCCGCCCACCGTATTGCGGAACCTCGGCATTACGGGGTTACCGCATCTTCAATGACAGCGAACTGTCCATCGAACACATACCAGCCGTAGATGATTTCCGCGCGCAGCAGGATTTCGTTGTGGCCCGCCAGGTCGCGGCCGGTGTTGTCCGGGTCGCCGTATTCGAGGATCTTGAACGGGAAGGTGCGCTGCACGCCCCACCGGATACCGCTACGGAAGTTGCCGAGGATGGCGCGCACCAGGTTGTCGGTGGTATCGCCGTCCTTGGCCTTGCCCGAGACTGTGGACGACACCGCCGCGGGCACACCCTCGAATGCCGAAATATCCGCTCCCAGACCGAGTTCGGGGTACTTCTTGCGACCGTCCTCGTATCGGGCCGTGGACAGCTTCCAGGCGTACTTGGGATCGAACGCAACCCCGTTGACGCTGTAGCCATCACCGATGACCAGACCGGCAGCGGCCTCGAAATCGATGTCGGGCTTGGAGGTAGCGGTGATCTCCACACGCTTGGTCGTCGCGTTGAGATAGTTCGTCCATTCGGGAATGGCGTTACCCGTGCGCGGGTTGACCCGGTAATACAGGCCAAGGTCCAGGCCGCGTGCCAGCGCCCGCGCGCACTTCACTTCGTACTCGTCCAGGATGTGCAGCTGGTAGTCCTCATCGGCGATCAGGAACTCATCCGAGGTCCGCATCTGCACAACCGCCTTGTGGGGCACAGCGGTCTTGACGTCAGGCTTGGCATCATCGGACCCCTTGGCGCCCGACTCCTCCACAAACTCAGCCGTCAGGTCATCATCGAACGTGATGATGTCCAACTTGCCGAACCGCATGGGCTCCTGCCCGGACAGGGCCGCGACGGACGACCCAGTTTTAGCCTTCTCGACAATGCCGTCGGCAACATCGGTGGGCAGATGCAGGTCAGTGGCCTTAATAACCATTTGGCGTTTATCTCCTTTGTTATCAGTTGGATTGAGCGTTCAGCTCGCTCAGGAATTGCTGCCTGCCGTTGGGCCTGGCGCGTCCGTTCGTACCTTCGCGAGGCACATGGTTGGATCGGCCCTGATCGCCTTCACGGCTAAGCAGGCGAGCGACTTGCTTGAGCAGCAATTCGGGTTCATCGGCAGTCAGGAACAGCTCGGCGTCTTCGCCGTCAATCTGATGCAGTGACACCAGATGCCCTTTGAGCAGACCGGCCACACGTGAAGGAACTTGCGCCGCCTCGGCCTCGGCTTCGGCCAGGCGTTGGACCTTGGCCCTCAGTTGACGGATTTCACTCTTGTTGGCTTCCAACGTCTTAACCAACGGGTGATCATCCGGCAAAACTGCCGACTGCCGTTGTGGTTCTGCGCCTTGGGGTTCCGTTTCGGTTCCCTCGCCGGACTGCTGTTGCTGTTCTCCGTCCTGGGGCTCGGTTTCGTTCCCCTGGGCGGATTCCTGTTGCTGCTCGCCGCCCTGGGGTGCCGTTTCGGCTCCCTCAGCAGGAGGCTCGGAGGCGCCCATAACCGGCCACACGGGGCCGCGTCGGGTGAATCCAATGGCCTGTAGCCCGGTGATCGGGTGCACGGGCAGGGTGGTGTTTTCGGACATGCGGTTGTCTCCCATTTCGGGGTTGTCCTCGGCCGTTTCAGCCAAGGGGGCTTGCGGGGCGCGTGCAGGCGCCGGTTAGTGGTGGGCGTGGTCCATGTGGCGGATGACGGCGGCCAGGTCGATAGCGCCGTACTTGCCTTTGGTCTGCCCGGCAGCGCGGGTGGCCTCCACCGCGTCGAGGTAGTCGCGTTCCCATTGCTCGACGTAGGCCGGTGGCTGGTAGGTGTTGCCGGGGCGCACCATGACCGCGATGCAGTGGCAGCGGTCGTGGTACTTCTCGCCCAGGGCGCGGGTGCCGCGCTGCGCGCCAATACGGCTGTCTCCGACGTTCTTGCCAGCTTTGGCCGCAAGACGCTGAGAGCGGTACACCGAGCGGCGTTGCAGGGCTTCGTCTCTGCTCATCTGCCCGGCCGCGATCGCGCGCCGGTCGGAGCGTTCCAGATTCGCCCCGCGCCCCGTGACCTTGGTGGCCGAGGCTTCCGAGGTGTAGACGGCGCCCCTGGTGGCCATGAGCCGGCAAAACGAGCAAGCGTTGGCCGAGGCGTGCCGTGCCCACCGTGCGCCGGGCTCTGCCATCACATTGGTGAGCACGGTCTCTCGGGAGGCGTTGAACAGTGCGCGGGCGGCGCTGCCGGTCAGGGCGTCCAATGGGGCGGTTTGCAGCATCGCCCAGCGCCCGGAGACCGCCAGCTGTGCGGCGGGGGTCAGTTCTGCGGGCGCGGCGGTGTAGGTCGAGCTGGTCGGCTGTTCGTCGTACCACTGAGCAGTCAACAGGGCGGCGGCACTCAGAAACGGTGCGATGGCCTCGGGGTAGGCGTCGGTGATGAATGCCAGCAGCTCGCCTTGGTCGAGCCGGTCGGTGCGGGCCAGCAGCCGGGACAGCTGGGCGGCCTGCTCGGCGCCCAGGGCCGCGAGTAGCCGTTGGAACTCAGAGACCGCGTGAACCATTGCCGATCGCCTGCTGTGCGGCCTGCTCGGCGGTGCCCGGCGCCGGGTCGGGGATCGGGGCGCCGGTGAGTTTGTCCACTAGCGCGGTGATCTGGCGGGCGCGTTGCGCTCGGTCACGTTCGGATAGGGCTCGGTCGATCATCTGCTGGGGCAGGCCGAGCAGTTCCAGGCCGACCTCAGTCTCAGCAAGCCACGGGATCGCTGAGAGCTGTTTGAGACCGGCGTCGGCTTGTGCGGCGCGCGAGATGTAGGCGTGGGGGCGCCATTTGGTGTCGATCGAACGCCAGGCTGCGGGAATCTGGCTCTCGTTGTTCTTGATGGCCAACGCACGCATCATGGACCGGCGAAATGCCGGTGACCAGTCATCGGTCGCGCCTTCGGCCTCGGCAATCAGCTGCTTTTCGGCGTTGTCGGAGCCGTCAGCGGTTGTGGTGTTGGTGCGTGCCTGCACTCCCAGCGCTGACACCGGTAGATCGGTCTCGCCCGAGAAATCGTTGGCGCACTGCTGAAGTAGGTCAAGGTGTGGTTGGGGGCTTGCGGCCTGAAACTGCTTGATGTCGGCGCGGGCGTTCTTGGGGTCTACAGCGTCCTCATTGTCGGGTATGCCCTTGATGCGTCCGAGCATTACTTGCCAGGAGGGTTTCAGAGAGCCGTCCGGGTTCTTGAAGATCGATGAGTCGGCGCCGAGCATCCACAGTTCGGGATAGCTGAAAATATCGGCGTGGCCTTCGGTGCGGATCAGGACCCGCAGCGCGCGGTCGTGAATCGACATGACGGGCCGTGAGATGCGCGAGGACCCGAACGGGCGTCCCACCCGTGGCTTGTAGACCAGGGCCTCAGCGGGCACGCCGTACTTGTGTTCAGTCCATTGGACCGTCCACTTTCCGCGATCGCGCTGGGCGATGGCAGTGCGATTGTGTAGATACAGCGCCAGCTCTTCGGGATTGCCGTCCTTGTCCCAGGCGATGATCGACAGCAGGTTATCCAGGCGCCGCGTGCGTGAGTTCCATTCTCCTGTCGCGTTTAACGCGTCCTTGACGTGAATGAGGGACTTTGGTTCGTCCGCGCCTCCAACGGTGTTGATTAAGAAGGCCGGGCCATGGATCAGTGAGGAGACGATGGCACTGTTGGACTCGGCGCCAAAGTAGTTGTCGTCCCAAACCTCTTGGAAACCCAAGGAGTTCAGGTCTTGTCCGGGCCACACGTAGCCATCGAGGTTGCAGCGGCGCGCCAGTACGTCAACAGCTTTGGCCGACCAGCCCAGCACTAGACCGAGCTTGTAGTACTGGCGGGGGATAATCGATCCGACTTGCCGGATTGCCCGCTTGCCGTCGTAGTACGAGGCGCGTAGCCGGTTGTTCGGCTGGCAATCGGCTAGCTGCTGCAAAAGGCCGTTCAGCAAGGCATTTTCATCGTTCGTGAAGTCCGGAAGGGTGATCTTTGAAACCTTCACAGCACCACCGCCTCTCGTCCTCGCGAGCTATTGCCCGATGGGGGTTTACGTTTGGTTGTCGCGGCCAGCAGCGCCAGGGTTGCGGCCACGATCGGGTGGATGACTACCGTTGAGTCGCGCCGGTCCCAGCCCCAGCCACCGGCATCACCAATCTTTCGGCGGATGGCGTTGAGAATGGCTGACGTGACGGACTTTTGGTCACCGTGGGTGAGCGTGTGGGCCTTGATGCGGCTCGCTATCAGCCCGCAGCCTTTGGTCATGTCTCGGGCCGTGGATCGGCGGACGTTGACCCCGAGGGCCTTTAGGCCGGGGATCATCTGCGCCGCTGGCGACAGGTCATCGATCACGACCTCGATTCGTCGGCCCGCGGCCTTGGCGGTCCAGGCGGTCGCCGCTGCCACATCGGTTCCGGCCCAAATCTCTTCGATGTGCGCCGATTCATCTTCGATCCAGCAGGCGTTGACCGAGATTTGTAGCCCGTGGGACATATCGACACCGATACCGTCCGGGGCAACCCGGTGGCCGGGGCCTACGTCGATCAGCTCGCCCCACGCCTCGCGCGTGACCACGGGCTGATGTACCGAGACCTCATCCCAGATGCCCAGGGCCTCACGGCACCAGGACTCCAACGACTTGAGTTTCTTACGCAGACGCAACATGGCGCGCTCGGAAGTGCGATGCGGGAACGAGGCATTCGCCTTGGCCCACTGCGCCCGATCCATCGGGTTACACCCTCGATCGGCGGACATTTCGATGAGCGCCGTTTCGTTGGTCTGGCGGGCGGTCTCGTCGGTGAGCGTGTCGAGCGCTTCTTGGCGGTGCATGGTGAACACTTCGCCGGGGTCTTTAGGCCTCGGCGGTGTGCCCATCATGAACGTCAGCGGGTTCTCAGCCACGTTCTGCGCTGCGGCCATGTCTTCGAGGGTGCCCTCGGTCATGATCTGCGCCTCATCGAACACGAGAATGTCCACGTCGGAGAATCCGCGACCGAAGCCAGATTCACGGGCGCCGAACAGGATTCGTGACCCGTTGGTGAACATGATCTTCTCATCGCCGCGCGCGCGATGGACCGCTTCAATGTGTGGATCGACCTTGGGGCGTGCCGCCATCCCGGCGAACGATTCGAAAGTCTCTGCGGCAGTGGTCTTTCGGTGTGCTGTCCAGATCACCGTCAAGCCGGGGTGGATCAGGCATAGCGCGAAGATGATGCACGCCACCAGGTAGGTTTTGCCGACCTGGCGCGGGATGGACAACACGATCGTGTCGGCGGCGTACAGGCCATCGGCCCGCTTACCGAGGATTAGGCGGCCCGCGCCGTCCTGCCAGCCGTCGAACTCCCAACCGAGGCGGTTGCAGGTGTCGCGCACCGCTGGCCAGCCGGTCGAAACGATCCCGGCCGGGGCGATGACGTGCCGTGCGACCTCAGAGAGCCGTGCTGTCCCAGGGCTCATCGTCGGTGGTTGCCACTACGGACTTTTCGCCGCCCGGCGCCGCTTTCAGGCTCTCAATTTCCTTGGAGATGGTCATCAAGCGCCCGTGTAGCGCGGCCTTAGACGCCCCGGTCGCCGCCGCCAGGTCCCGAATGATGTCCCGCGCCTGGGCCTGCAAAATCTGCTGATAGTCGCCACCGGCGACCGCATCGGCCAGCGACATCTGACCGTCAGCAGGCGCCGTCGCGGCCTCGGGCAATTGCGCCGCGCCATCGCTCGGGGACGGCTCGGGGTCGTTGTGCGCCGGGGCGGGTGCGCGCTCGTCGTCACTGACCACGCGGATATGACTCGCCCCGGACGGGCGACGTGAGTGGCGCCGCCTCGCCATTACGCCGAGGCCGATCGCTTCGCACCGGAGCTGGCGCCGTCACGGCCCTGGTCGTCGCCGTCGCGGTCGGGGTCCAGATCAGGCAGCTTGAGCCGGGCTAGTAGGTCGTTGAGCGCGATACGATCCTTGCGCTGCTCGGCCAACTCCTGGCGGGCCTCATCAATCAGCGGGTTCCTGACAAGCTGGCGAGTCGAACCACGGATAAGCAGGTTCTCGCCCACCTCGCGGTGCAGCTCGTCGGCGCGCTTCTTGCGGTAGTCGATACGGTCAGCCAGCTCGCACGCATCGGCCAGCAGCCGCAGCTCATCGGGCCGTAGCGTGTAGTCGTCCACGATGGAGCGCCACAGCGATTGGCCTGAACCATCCTTGGTCAGTCCAGCAGGCAGCGGTGCGCCGCCTGATGCGGAATCGACGGGCGTAAGTTGCATGACGGCCTCCTTTTCGGGCTCTCAGATCGCCTGTGCCGAAGCGAAATACGGGTCAGCCGGTTTCACCCTCGGCGAATCGCCCTTGTGGTCAACAAAAAACGAGATTTCACAGGCGCCAACGACCCCGAAACAAAATCGGCCAGGGGGGGCGGTCGCCTAAGCCATGAGGGGCGGGTGCCAGACCCCTCGGGTCCAGTCCCCCAGGGGGTCGGTCCAGCGTTCGATCAGTCAGCGGGCGAGGCCCGCGAGAAGGCCCTGGGCCTGAGCCACAAGACCTGTGGTGATGTACGACGGTTGCGAACCGCCCTGCGGATAGACGGTGACGTATCCGACGCGATCGCCGTCGTTGTCGATTGTCTGCGCACCAACGATGAGCACGTAATCGGTGGCCGTGTATCGGGGCTGGCCGTCGTCGCTTTCGTCTTCGGTGATCGCGGTCAGTTCGCGGACCACTTCGTCGAGCCTCTGGTATGCGGCGGCGCGTCGTTCGTCCATCGCCCTACCACCAGCAGCGTTCGGTCACGAACGTGACACCACCGGGTAGCAGCTCGTCAAGGTCTTTGTCGGACTTGTTGCGGTTGCAATCCCAGTGCGCGGGCACGATGTTGTCGAGGGTGTCGGTTCCGCCTTTGGCCAACGCCTTGAGGTGATCGATGGTGAAGCTGCGCGGGTCGCGGTGGTGGGCGTCGTAATCGATGTCCTCGCCGCAGTGATAGCAGGCCGGGTGCCGCCCGAACGGACTTGGCGCAAGCCCGAGTCTGATGATGCGCCGGTGCTTGTCGCGGGTGGTGGTGTTGCGTTGAACGGTCGTCATCTCACCCCCACTGACGTTAGCTGGAAATGAACAAACCCCCAGGTCCGAAGGGGTTCAGGCATGGGGGTGGCGACTCGAAACGGAATACTAGCAGGTCAGAATGGACATTTCCGCGTAGCGGATTTCGGGCGGCGTGTTTTCCGTCAAACATGCAGGTTGCCCACGGGCCTATCGGCGCGTCGGTCGCCATGTCGAGTGAGCGGCCATGAGCGCAGCGGCCAGCGCGGGCACGTCCTGCATGTGCAGCCGGTCCGGCACATTGCGAATGACCACCTCGTCACCGTGCGGGCTGATACGCACCGCGCCGTCAGACCACGGCTGCGAGGTGATTAGTACACGGACATACCGCCGCCGAGGCTGATCGGGCACTGACTCGATACCGGGCAGAGGCCCGATCACCATGTGACCCTTGACCTTTAGGTTGTCCGGCAGTATCGAGGCGATCAAGTCAGCGACTTGTGCCTGCGTGTAGACGATGGTCTCGGTCTCGCCCTCGGCGCCGATAGTCTTCTTCCGGGTTACGCCGAACAGGTTCGGGATGCTCTCGATGACCTCGCGGATGGCCTTACGTGCGTCCATTGGCCGGTTCTACTCCCAGGGTCCGACATAGGGGTTCTGGCGGGCCATGATCCCGCATCTTGGTTTCCACCCGGAACTTGTGTCGTACGTTTCCACCGGGGACTTGTTCACCTGCTCTCACCTCTTGAGCTACAGAACCAGCTATCAGGCTAGCGTGCGCAATTCAGGGCGACGGCGGGTCATTGTTCAGGATGTACTCAACCCAGGCTATGAGTCGTGCGACTTTCTGGTAGTCGTTCTGACACAACATCATTGCTTCACACTCGGTGGCCGCCCAGCCGTCGAACTTCGGCAACAGGGGATGGTCTGTGCGGTTGAATGTCCACCCGCCTTTCCATGGGTAGATCTGGTATCTCCCGCCCTGATACGACGCTTCCCGGGGTGGGCCGGGCCAGCATTCCACCACGACCCATTCGAGCGGTGCAGCACTCGCGCTACTCATTCCGTTGCCTCGCTGTCGGTTTCGGGCACAGTATCGGTGGCGCGGTGTACAGCCTTGGCGCCGCCGAGCAGGCTGGTGGCCGCCCCTGTGGCCTCGGAACCATATTCCAGAATGAGCACACCCGAGGACATGCCCCGATAGTTGCGACACTGCGGGTTTGAGAACATGACCACACCGCCGGAGGTGAACCGAATCTGTTGCTCCCATCGGGCGCAGTAGATCCGCTCTACCCATTGGGCGAAATGGCGTTTGGCGAGCTTTTCGGCGAACAGAAAGGCATCGCGCGTGGAATCGTGCCTCGCGCAGACATATACGACTCGCTCGCCTAATGCAGCACGGGTCACGGCGAAGCGAAGCCAGCTCGCTCGTGCGCTCATCAGTTGGTCCTGCCGAGTAGCTGGGCCATGCATTCGGGGCATATCTCTCCGTCGTCGCCCGAGTACCAGCCGAGCGGTTGGCGTGTGACTACCTGGATTGGGTTGTAGTCGAGGGCATCTTGGGGGGTCCGTTCGCGTGGGCACATGCCGCACTTCGGCGGCTCCGCCAAACCGGTTGCGTCATCGTCGCGGCGGACATGTTCGATAGCCTTGCTGGGGTCCGCAGTTCGCCAGTCCGGCCACGTGCGAGCTTCGTTGCGATGTTGCTTGGCAACGATAGCGTCGAGGATCTGCTGTGGCTCCCAGCCAGCACGCCAAGCGCCATCGAAAGCAAGGATGATGACATCGACCCATTCGCTGATGTCGGTTGGCGTGGAACGTATTTCGTCCAATTCTTTTGCGATATGGTCTAGAACGCCTTCGGTGCGGGCTCCTGGGCCGAAGGTCGCAAGGCTGAATTCACGTTGGCGACTCAGGTGGGCAGCATCGATAACAGCCGACTTGGGTTTGTCTTGGGTCCAATTCATTTCATTACCGCTTTCTGTCGATTTGCGTGCTTTTTGTTGTCTTTTCGTAGCAGTCTGCGTGCGGTCTCGAAGCTGTACAGGGCGTTATCTGCCTCTTGCACACGGGTTTTGACGAACTTTCCTTGGTGCATGTAGCCGCGTGGCCGTAGTCGTTTGATGGCTATCCAGCGCTCGATTTGGTCGGCCTGCACTGATTCACCGGCGTTGGCCAGCGCGTCCAGCAGCGTGTCTGCGGGCATGAGGTCGCGGCTGGCCAGCGCCCTTACCTGGTTGCGTTTAACGTCGATTTCCTGCCCGCAGGCCGGGCAATCGACTGTCCTGCTGCCGTATTCGTCGTAGAGGATTTCCCCACATTCGATGACGCGACCATTAGCGTCCCACCCTGTGACGGTTGGGCACGATCCCGCGAAGTGCCGTTCGCGGCGATCGATAGCCCGTACGAGTGTGCCGCCTTTGTCGCCGGAACCGATGAGTTCCTTGATGTCGTCATAGATCTTTCCGGCGATGTCCAGGCGTGCGATAGCCTCGACGTTGACTTGTAGCCAGCGGGCGAACATGCGGGTTTCCACGGTGTCCAGGCCGGGTGGGCGCCGTCCGCTGTGCTGGGAGGCGACAGTTTCGACCCAGCGGCGCAGCATCTTCCGGGTTTCACGGGCGGTCTCGGCGGCGTCAAAATCCATCACGTTCAGGTCCGAGGGGCCACGAGTGCGCCCGATCGTGCCGTGCGGTACGCGGTCGAGTTTCTGAATGCGAGCGTCGAGTTCGGCCAGCAGTTCGGGTACCTGGTCGAGCATGTTGCGCAGGACGGTGGTGCAGTCGTTGCACAGGTACAGCTGCGAGGCCCGCTTGCAGGCTTTGTTGCGGCATTCGGTCGTCATCAGCTCTCTTGCCTCTCTGAGAGTCGTTGCAGGCAGGGGATCTTGCTTTCGGCACCGTTGGGCGCGTGGCAGTACTGGCGCGGCCCGGCGCCGCAGTTGGTGCACGGCCGGTTGATGGCTCCGGTGACCACGTAGGCGTCGTAGACCGGCCCGGTGCAGCTGCGCCGCCGCCTACCGGGGCCACGTTCGAACGTGGTGGGCTCGTCAGCCTCGGTGCGGCCGGAATGGGCGCTCATTGCGCCGCCCTGACGTTTTCAGGCCCGCCCGGCAGTGGTGGCACCAGCGAGAGGGTTCTACGGGCCTGTGACGGGCTCTGGTGGTCGCACTTCTCCACGAGGTCATCCCCGATGTCGCGGACGTTGGTGCCGTGGCACCACAGGCAGTTGACGCGCTGCTCGTGTCGGCGCCGGGTGTCGGCCTGGGCGATTTCGACATCGCGGACGGCCTGGTGGGCCTGCCAGGCGTTGAAGGCAGTTCGCGCGTTTGCGCAATTGCCGCAGTTGCCCCGAGTTCCCATCGGGTGCTCATCACAGAACCGCGAGGGAGGCTCAGGGTGTGTGTCCTCGGTGATGCGCGGCGCTGGTGACGTACCCGAGTTACGTAACACCCTTGAGTTATTGGTGCATGACTTGGTGGGCGGAACGGCCGTTCCGGTGATGGTGTCGTGGCCGTTCCGGTGATGGGAGTTATACACAGGAACCGCCGTTCCGGTGGTGGAGTTATACACAGGAACGGCCGTTCCGGTGATGGAGTTATTCACAGGAACCGCCGTTCCGGTGATGGGCTCTTTTACCGGAACCGCCGTTCCGGTGATGGGCTCGCCTGAGAGCACCAATCGGTACACCGCTGCGCGGCTTGCTCGCGGATTTTCGTTTGCTGTCTTCTTGATCAGGCCGAGTTCGCATCCTCTGCTGAGGGCGGTTCGGACGGCCCGTGTGGTCAGTCCGCAGATTTCGGCGAGGTTGGTCTCGCCGGGGTGCGCGTTGGAGCCGTCGAGATAGTCGGCGAAGGTCTCCAGCGCGAGCAGGACATTGCGCTGGGCCGCTGAGAGGTCGGTGCAGCCCAGGACCCGCCGAATCCACTGTCTGCGCCGCTCTGGTGCCTCTCGGCGCTGTATGTCGGCCACGTGAGCCAAGAAGGACTCATCGTCGTGCGCATCGGTCATGCGCTCATCTCCTTGTGCATTGATTCGGCGATGCGGCGGCAGCGGTACTCGATTTGGCCGGCGAAACGCCAGTACTCCAATGTCGCGACGATGGCCTTGATATCGGCCTCGGTGAGGTCATCGGTCGTGCGGATACGGCGCCAGGTGACGTATGACGCGACGGCCAGACGATCGGCCCGCTTCTGCTGCACGCCGCCCAGATGGAAGAGCGCGAACATGCGGCGCACCAAGCCCGAAGGGGCGTTAGGCGCCATCGGACCCCGCCCCTTCGACCGCGACCGCCGCGACGATGTTCTTGACGGTGCTGAATCCGACCCCCAAGGACCGCGCGATCGTTCCCGGCCTCACACCGTCGGCGTGGGCATCCAGTACCCGCACGACGCGCTCAGGGGCGATACGCACCACTCCTGAGTCGGTGAGGCGCGTAGCAATCGCGGCGTGCACCGCTGCGCGCTCTACCTGCTCGGCAGCGTGCACGGGCTGTGCGACCGCGTGCGCGTCGGCGTGCACGGTGTTGTGCACCTCGACATGAACGGAGGGTGCCGCTTGTGCGTCAGGGTGCGCGGGTGTGTGCAGCTGCTCGGTGCGTTGAGCTTCGGTGAGCGCCAGTATCGCCAGGGTGCTCGCCGTCATGCCCAGATCGATGATCAGGGGCACAATCCAGGCGATCGCAGGCGCGGTACCTGCCCAGGTGATCACCAGGTCTTGCAGAGCAACAAAGTTGAGCACGAACGCGCCGAGCGCGAGTGCAATGGCGATCGCGAGCGCCCAGCGGTATGCGGCGCCGGTGATGCGTTCCTGAACCAAGGCGTGCACGCCGTAGGTGGCGCACAGCTGGATTACCACGATGCCCACCGCGAGCACCGAGGCGATCAGCGATGACCGTGCACTACCGAGCATCGCGTGCGTGACAACGCCGAGGATGGAGAACGCGGCCGAGCCGATGAGCCAGGACCAGAAGAAGCGGGTAGCGCCGCCACTGTGGGTGATCACCTGGCCTCCTGGGCGATCCAGTCGTAGAACTGCTGGGCGGTGGCCAGTACGTCCTTGACGGCTGTCTCGCGGTCGAGGATGGCCATGGTGTCGCCGGTCTCGCAGTGCAGGAGTGTGGCTGAATACAGTGCCCGCTCGCGTAGCTCGCGGCGGTGCCTACCGTCTTCGTCAACGACGTTGAAGAATGGGCCTAGGTTTGCGGTCATGCTGCTGCCTCCATTTCGGTGTTGGTCATGCGGTGAACTTCCATCCGCGATCGGGGTGATAGGTCCAGGTGTTTACGAGGGTGTCGCCGCGCCATTCCTGAACCTCGACAGTGCGATACGGCTCGTACCGCCATGCGACTTTCATCAGTCGCGGTGCCGAGACCTGCGCCGCCTTGAGCGATCCGAAGACGCCGAGGATCTGCAACGACTCTTCGTAGTCCTGCACCGGGTCAACCACGATGAATACACGGGCGCTGTGCGGGGTTGCGGGCATCGGCGTTACGTCCCGCGGATTCCGATAAGGAGTGCAAAGTTGTTGCACGCCAGTAGGTCAACGGGGTCGTTGGTGCGTTCCAGTGCGCCGGGATGGATGCTCACCAGCTGGCCGGTCTCGCGGAATCCCAAGGTGACCTCGTGGTCATTGACCACCGACAAGGCGCTATTGAGGCGCCGAGCCGATAACGCGACGCGGCGGTAATCGCCCTGGTGCACAGCGGCGATGCTGTCGTTGACCTTGCCGGTGGCGCTCTTGGTGGTGGTGACCGCCAGGCCCCCAGCGTCAACCTCGATATCGATTTGGGCGTTGCCGTCGTCAGCGATGGACGAGGCCCGGCGCAGCATGTCCGCGAGTTCGGCGGTGGCCACAGTGGACGTGGCCGCGTAGACGGCCGGGGTCAGCACCGTTTCCATGGCGGGGAATTCCTCGGCCAGGCAACGGGTCATGACTGTGGTTGATGGGGTGCGCAGGCCGAACATTGAGCTGCCCCGTAACAGGATTTCGATGTTCTCCGGTGTGGAACCGGCTGCGGCCTTGATCGTGGCGAGCAGGTCGGCAGCCGGTACGAGGGTCTGGGTCTGGACGCTGCCGTTCCAGTCCAGACGGCGCCTGCCCACGATGTATCGGTCAGTGGCGCACAGCCACAATCCATCTGGGCTGAACGTGAGGTTGATTCCGGTCAGCTTGGCGGGTTGCTCTTCGGTGGAGGCCAAGGCGCCGATGACCTGTACGGCCTCGGCGAACGTGTCGCCATCGACCGTGCCGATGGCATCCTCCCTGGGCTTCATGATCGGCAGTTCGGGGAAGTCCTCGCCATGCAACAGCGGGAGGCGAAATGCGGTGCGGCCCGCTGTGATAACCATTTCCTGCCCGCTCACGTCAACGGTGGCGTCCTTGTTGCGGGGTAGGTTGCCGCCGATCGCGGCCAGCAGTTTTCCTGATACGACGGCTGTGTCAGGCTCGGTAACGTCCATCGCGGCGGCGGTGCGCTTGGTGGCGCGCTCGTAGTTGAAGCTCGACATCGTGACCGAGCCGATACCGACCTCAACCAGCACCCCGCCCAGGACCGGGGACGTTGGCCGGGCCGGTAGGGAACTGATTGCCGCCGTGATAGTTTCAGCGAGCAGATCGGTATCCATCGCGAATTTCATTCGTCGCCCCGCTTAGCCTTCTCAATGGCTGCGATCAGCGCGTCGGCGACCTTCTGCGCGCCGTCTGCCAACGAGGGATCTATCTGGCTTACAGCGTCTTTCACAGCCTCGATCGCCTCGTCGGCGAACGAATCGACGGCGGCATGCACAGCCTTCTCGGCCGCGCCCTCTTCGGCAGCTACCTCGGCGTCGGCAATGAATCCGTTGATGACATCCACCGCGTCGTCGTCGGCAAGGATGTAAACCTTCGCACCGGGGCGTAATACGAGCCCTTGGCCGAGGGTGAAGGTTCCGCGTATCTCGATGGATTCGGTTGTGAAGGAGTGTATTTCGCCGGTCGCGCTGGCACCGGCTTGCAACTCCAGGATGAAAGGGTCTTCCGAACGCGACATGAAAGGGTCTCCCTGCTAGTTGATTGGGGCGATCGGCAAGCGCAGAAGCGCCGCGAAATCGCTTGTGAAATCCGGGAACAGATCGACGCCGATAAGGTTGGCCAGCGCCTCGCTTGCGCCTCTCACGGCGACAAGCGCCCGGAGCCGAAGCTCCATCGGCACCAGGTCGTACGTATCGATCGGGGGATGCTCACCGACCGGCTGGTCGCCGGTCACGAGCCCACCTCAGCGACATCGATTGGGGCATCACTAAAGTCATGGTCTTCGTGCTCGACGCACACCAGATGTTCGTCAATCTCAGCGGGATTGCAGGCGCCGCAGACCTCGCAGCGCTGGCAGTCCGGGCACAGCAGCTCGACCGTATGCACGGTAACGAGATTGGGCCTCTCGGGTGTCGGCGTTGGCTCACTCCGTGTCGTTTCGAACCATCCCAGGCGGTCGCAGACGTATCCCACTGCTTCGTCGTCCTCAAGGCAGGAGTAGTCGCCGTAGTCATCAACGACAGCGCCGCACGAGGTGCACCCCGCCTGATACAAGGTGACTGGATACAGAGGCGCGAAACGGCTTGGTGCTAAGAATGGTTCGGCTGAACGCTGAGTATCCTCGGCATTCCGCGTGAGGTCTCGCGCCGACGCGCGCAGTGATTCGGGGCTGACGAACACGGGGATAAGCTGCCCGTCCGGGTACATCTCGTTAAGGACTGCCTCTAGCTTGTCCGCGAGTTCAAGCACCATGTCGGCAAATGCCTTGGTGGGCTTCTGCATTAGACCGCCTCCATGAGGACGGCGCTGGCCGAATGCCGTGCGTCCCGATCGGTGAAGAAGTCCGTTAACGCGGCCTCGCTGATCGCCCCGGCGAACAGGTACCAGCCGTTTCGCGGGTCGGTACCGGCGTCTTCGGCAGCTTGGACCCACGCCCGCTGTCGCTCGCGCATCGGCAGCGCTTCGAGTAGTTCGGCGATGTCAGCACGCAGGGTCACATCGCCAGCTGTCAGGGCGCATGCCTGCTCTGCCTTATCGAATGCGGCCATGGCCGAGTCGAATTCGGGCGCGGGATCGAATGTGAGGCTCATGCTGTCACCCCGACCTGCGCGAACACTCCGGTGACAACGATGGCCATTACGGCGATGAACAGCAGCACCCCGGCGCGATCGCGGTACCGGCCGCGACGGTGCACCCGTAGATCGATGCAGGACGCGGCCACCATGAGTGCCATCCAGATAACGAATTGCGGGTACTGGTGGGCAGATAGCATCACCAGCGCGTAGACGAGGGCTAGCGCGGCGACCGTCCAAAATGCGTGTCGCATGATGGCCGCGCGGACGCCGCCGACACGCTGATATCTATCGGGGATACGGTGGGACATGCCAGGTTCTCCTATCCTGGTTGCAGTGGCCCCAGCGGTCCGGGTGTGGATTTTCTTGGCGGGAAATTGAGCCCGGCCGCTGGGGTATTTCCGTATTCAGTTGTCTTGCGGGCGGATCAGTCTTGGTGGGCCTCACCGGCTTGATCGGCGGCGTCTTGCGAAGGCCAAGGGGTAAGAAGATCTACGAGGAGTTCGGTGAGGACCTGGGCACCGGCGCGACAGTCCGCGCCTAGCTCATGAAGGGCCTTCTCCAACTCATCAAGGCAGCACAGAACCCCAGCTGCGAGGGCAACGAGCCCATCACGCAGCCGGGGTGATCGCATCCGAACGGTCACGAAGCGACGGCCAGGGTGCGTGCCAACTCTTCAATCACGTGACGGCTGAATAGATATGCCCCGTTGGGGCCAGGGAGCCTGTACGCAATCGGGATGCGCCCAGCCTCGGCGTGACGAACCACGGTTCGACCGGACTTCTTGAGAATCTGGCCAGCACACGTGCTGGTAATCAGTTCATCAACTACGCCGTTTTGGTGCATTGCACCAATTTGACTTACATGGCTGTAATTGTCAACTGTTCGACATGTGCATGTCCTGCGGTATCGATTCACCTTGACGAATGTCAGTCATGCGCCAATACTGTTTGTCATGCCACAACAGGAGGTTTCAGGCATGACGGAGCAGGCACACGTCAGCGGCGCCATACCACCGCTGACACTCGGGTGGCGCATTCAGATGGCGCTAGATCATGGCGGGCTCAAGCACGGCGATTTGGTCGAGAAGTTCGAGATAAGCCGTGGTACGGCGTCAAGATGGTGCCGTGATGCTGGTGCCCCACCCAAGAAGTTCGTGCTCAACGAAATCGCGGTGATGTGCGGCGTTTCGCCGCGATGGCTGATCGACGGCAAGGACGACTCCCAGCCAGACCCAGAGCCACCCAGGGGAATCGAACCCCTGACCTATTCATTACGAGTGAATTGCTCTACCGACTGAGCTAGGGTGGCGCGCCGGGCGAACCCGGCGCCCGAGAGTCTACGGCAGACACCCTGGCAGACCCAATCGCGTTAC